CATCTGCTGACTTTCCATAAGCATTCAATATTGAAGTTATCGCTTTTGCCGCTATGGCTGTTTCTGTAACTCCACCTATCGCCGCAGATGCAGAAGCTTCTAATACTTTCAATCCTTCACCAGCCAAAAATCCAGCAGAGTTTATATTATATAAAGCATCTGCTAGACCACTTGGACTTTGCCCAAGATTTTCTGCGATATCAAGAGCGGCTTCTGAAGTTTTCTTGAATTGCTCCTCTGTCTGTTTCGCGATGACGTTGACGTTTCGCATATTCTTGTCAAAATCCGCAAAGAATTTCGTGCTTACTGCCGCGGCACCTAGAATTGGAAGAGTCAAGGATCTGGTCAACTTAGAACCGACCTTGTCTATCTTCTTTCCAACCAACATTGCCTTATTGCCAAAAGCATTCAACTTCCTTGTGGATCTGACCAGCGACTTATCTAGTCCTGAAGTGAACCCAGAAATAACAACTTTTAAAACTTTATCAGCCATTTTTAATCCCTCTTAGCTTTACCAGAATTACCCAACCAACATTGCATCTTCAACATAAGCTCTTTCGGAGATATTCTTTTCTTGTGTTTCTTTTTTCTATCAAATTCTAAAACACAATCTGAAAGTTTAATCTCTTTCCCTCTTCGCTTATTCGCACTCGTGTTATATATCGCTTGAACTATTGAAGCTGTTCGTAAGTCGGAACGCTCTGGATCCTGCGGTTGTAAGTTAAAGAAGGCAAGCCAATGAGTAAATTCATTACTTGTCATTGTAGCTTTCAATTCCATAACTGTCCTTCCACCGAGTAAAGAGGCGAGCCTATACCACGCAAAAAGTATAGGCTCTTCGGTTAGTTTTTTTCCGCTTCCTCAACTCCATCATCACCGATAGCGTTCATCTTCTGAGCTATTTCACATAAGCGATTGATCACCTTTGCATTCTTAGTATTCAGAGCGGTGACATCTTTTGCTGTGAATAATGGTTTGTGATCCTCTCCAACAATAGTCATGCTGAGTAGTAGTGCTTTGAGATCTGTCATATCAAGTTTGCCGGCTCCCTGCCCTGCCCCTTGACGGATACATGCTGTCTCGTATCTGTCTCTTCCAGCACCTGTCATAGATTTCAATATAATAGAACCACCCCATTCTTTTACATGGATGGTTTGTATATCATAATCCTCGACTGTTAATATCATATCCTTATTTAGCACTACTGATTCTTTTTTCACGTCTGTCATGATTAGACTCCTCTTTCTTGGTTGTTGTTTATGTTATTGTTACATCGCCAGATACTTTGATCTTGATAGCGATAGTTGCTTTACCCTCTAGTGGATCTGTAGGAGAGTATCCATCACAGAATCCTTCGAATGCCCAGGACGAAGCTCCGCTATTTGGAAAAGCGATAGTGATCGTTTCTGCGGCTCCCTTTACCAGAGGTGTTAGTGCTGGATCAAAATGAGCGTCAAAACTAAACTCACCCCAGTCAACTAATTTCGCTGGTGTAAATGTATGAGCTACCAGAGTACCCATGTGACTTGTATTGATTGGCTCCCTTGATCCGTCTGGAGGAGTCACATCCAAAATCTCTGCAGAGAATCCAGATGTTCCAAATGTGATAGTTGTTCCTGTTCCTATGAATTTCATATCTTACCCTTTCTTTTTTTGTTCTTCTTTTTTGCTTGTTTGAATTCTAGTCCTGATTCTTTTATTGCCACATCTATATATTTAGCTTGTTGCAATATAATCCATCTGTAATTTCTTCCTGCTCCTTCCTTGTTAGGATCCACTTTTACCTTACTCATCAATATTAAATCGTCCTTGTCCTGGAAGTCCAATCTTGAAAGTCTTTTCTTAGAATCAAGAAAGTGGAGACAACTATTTGGTCCTGGTTTTAAAAACCAATTCTTATCCAAACAGAATTCCCATATCTTCATTCTCTTAGCTATCTTTTTCTCTTCCTTTGTCATCATTATACCTCCTTTTGCCTAACTGCCATAAAATCCTGTACAAAGATAAATCTTCCTTTTGGATCTCTTTGAAGAAACAAAGGTTCTCCACCTTGAGTTGAGATTCCAAAATACTTCATTCCTCCCTTTGTGAAAATCCCCTTTCGATCAAGAGCGGTTCTGCATTCTGTAATCTTTTCGTATGATCCTAAATAATCAAAAGAACGAACTCTTACTTGGCAACTGCTGTTGAAAGTCGGTCTGTCAGTATTAATCACCTTGCCTTCTATGCTGGTAGTATTCCAAACACTGATAACCGAGTCAGGGAGATTGTCTCCATCTGGTTCATAATCAACATGGATAGACCAGCCATTCTTTGCGGCGAATTTACCAACTCCCTCTTCAACAAGAATATCTTTAATGTCTATTGCTACAGGATTCATTTATTTTCCCCTCCATGCTTCCTTTTCAATTGCGAATAAAATCTCATCTATATTTTCAGCCAAAGCTTTTTCTAAAAATTTAGATTCTCCTTCAAAATGAAATGAGGTCATATCCTCGTGAACATATATTGCATAGAAAGCAGAGAACCCTATTTCAACAGCTAGCTCTCCAGGAATCATTTTTAGTCCAGCACCTTCCTTGATTAGGGTTGCGGAATGTCTTGCTTTCATATCAGAGGCATCCTCTCCTTCAAAGTTTCCACCTCTAGCTCCTATATTCTCTCCCCATATTGTAAAAGCACTCGATCTAAGATTTCCCATATCAACAGGAGTCTTTTCTTGAGCTTTCCTCTGAACGAAAAGACCGGCGATAATCATTCCTTTTTTTGTTCTGGTTTTTATAGCTTTGACTTTCTTATTCAGATCGTCCAAAACATCATCCATATTTTCAACTCGTATTGCTGAAGTCGTCATAACCAACAAGTCCTCAAAAATTCATCACCTTTTAATGTGGGCAGTTTTGCATATCCTCTTATCGGATAAGCTCCATTATTTTTTGGTAGTTTGCTGTCTTTAAGATCGGCTAAAACTCCCAACTTTAAAAATCCCTGTACTTCTAATTCTGCTCCTTCACTTTTAACTCCTCCCGCAAGATTAGGAACATATACTACAGCCATCGAAACAAGAGTACCATCTCCGGTAGTGAATTCCTCTTGCTTGTCTTCCCATCTGCAAGATAACAATACCGGCTTATCTGTGGTCATCCCTCCTAGTCCATCAGGATAAGGATTTCCCCAATAAATACAATTCTGTTTCAACATCGTTCTTAAAATCTTGATTCCCATAACAAACCACCTTTTTTAAAAATCAATTGCATGAATACTTGCCAACTTCAATCCACCATCCTCAGCCGATTTCTGCAAGGAAGCTAAATATCCAGATGTATCCAAAATCAAAGCCTGTTGCCCATATCTAGTTTGGTTGAAATTCAAAGCAACTTTTTCTTGAAGCTTTTGAGATACTGGTCCAGCTTTTTCACTTGCCGCTTGTGGATCTCTGATACAAACAAAATGAGCCGCAAGCCATCTCTCTATTTCTTTTAGTTGCGTTGTGGCTGTTATCTCTCCAACAGTATTTACTTTATTAGTCAGGATATTTGCAGAGGTAATAAATATATCTATCTCTGTTGAAGTGATATCAGAATCATATTCATATATCTCTGCTACTTCTGCCGCTGTTACTCTATTTGCCATTTGAATTCCCCCAAAGTTCTGGTGTTATGAATTTCTTGATTTCTTCATCATTCCATTCTAGTCCAAGGTTAGATATTATCTTTTTAATTTCTAAAAAATCTCCGTCTATGAATTTGGTTGGCCATACTTCCTGGACATCTAATCCGATTGTGATCATCTCTCCAAAACAAACCTTGTGCCAATCAACCCATTTCTGCCAAAGCTTCCTGTCTGTGAAAGCATTCATGAATCCCGTCTTAGTGCAAGAGTAAGTAATGTCTCTGTCTTCTCTTCTAACGATAATCCATTTAGCTTTCGGAAAAGCAGTATTCCACTCTGGCCAAACCAAGCTCATCTTGGCTCCCTTATAATACCAATCCCCTTTGGAATATCCTGAGTACTTGAA